GTCTTTTTGTTTTTTAAAGTTATCTTCAATAATTTTGTTAAATACTTTATCACCTAGAATATCTCTTGCAGATTCAAGGTCAGCCATAATTCGCTTTTTATTCTTTTCTTCCTCTATAGGATTAACTGCAACTTTCTCTCTCTGCTGTACATTTATCTGTTGCATTGGTGTTCCGGTGGATTCAGGTAATTCATTTACTACTTCTTCTTCATCTCTTGCAGTCATTACATCTTCTTCGCTTACTTCATCAATTACATTCGCATCTATGAAATCAACTCTTACACCTTTATATTCGCCCAAGTTTTCCCCCTGTTCTGCCATCTGTGCTAATCTTAATAAATCCTCTCTAGTTAGGTCATGGTTATATCCAATTACATCTACAAACCCATAATGGTTATATTCTCCTCCTGCTGCATCAACATAAACCTGTGCGAGTGCAGGATGTTTCTTTAAACAGTTTCTTTCAGCTATGGTCTGGGCTTTTCTTTCCGCAAAAAGTTTATTCTGAATGTAAGTGTCCATGCATTTGAGTACATCACTATCATTTAGGTTTACCCACATTCCCATTAATCCTTGAATTCTTAAAAACATACCTGCCTTTTTTTCATCCTCTGAAATCATTGCTTCCATACACATTTTCCCGGCATTTTTATTCTTTTGAATCTTTTTGTTTAGGTCTTGAAGAAAATACATCTTAATATCATAAAGAAGTGTGCTACTAGTCATTACCAAGTTCCCTATAGGGCTAAATCCTATTCCTATCTTTTTAACCCAAACCTTATCAATAGTTCCTGAATCAGGATCTATTATTGGATATGGATTAACAACCATTTGCCCATCAGGAAGTGTAAGTTTTTCAGGTGTAATTATACTTACACTTGCTATAGTGTTCATTTGATTGTAACCTGCAGCTGTAATCATAGCCTTGCCTTGTATTACACTCAGATGGCCTTTCTTTTCCTCGAGCTTTAGTCTACCTTTTACTGCTTTAACTGCTCCTGACGATGTCCTTTTAATGAAAACATCCCCATCTCCTAGTTTTGTAACCGCTTTTTGATTTTTATCTTCCATAAAAAACCCTCCTTAGATTTTTAATTTTGTAGAATTGTTTATTAATAATCTATGTTTATCTTTACTTGATTTAATTTCTATGCAGATTTCTTGAAAACTGCTTCACTTGTTGTTGCTATACTTAAGAATTCCTTTAAATTAGTTCTTTTGTTAAATCCAATCCTGTTAAACCTTATATCGTCACCAGTCATTTGCATGATTACAGCAAAGTCAGCATCTGATATAGATTGTCCAATCTCTTTTTCCAAAAGAGCTTTTATCATCCCTTTCCCCCCAATACTTTAACCTTTGCTTCTCTATACTAATTTTTTCTATCAACTATTAATGTTAAAATTTTTTTACATTTTGTGCATTTGATTTCAACCTTTAATTCTCCCTTGAGATTGTATTTAAAAAATAATTTATTACATGATGGACACCGAAACTCCTCAATATCTTTTAAAGCATTCATAAAAACCCTCCTTAAGTGTCCTTCTCCCGATTATTATTGCCTTGGCAATATTTGTTATTTTTTTTGCAGTATTTGTGCAATTGCTTTAGTTAAATTAATACTTGCCTGTGGTATAGCTTGTGGATTTACTATGCTGACTTTTATATCTCTTTGCCTCTTACTCTTCATTTAACTAGCCTCCCTTATCTTTTCAATTTAAGTACATACCCTTTAAATTCTTTTAATTCTTCACCTTCCAACTTGAAAAAGTGTTTGCCCTCTATAAATCTCTCTATATTCCTAGTAAAATTTTTGCTTATGTTTTGCTCATTAGTTCCATACTGTTCTGACAATACTTTGGTTGTCATTATCCTTTGGTTTTTAAATTCTATAGGCACTAAACCGTTCATTTACATTCCCCCTTTGCTTATGTTATAATCACATTAAGGTGCTTTACCGAGTACCTATTTAAAAAACATTCTTATCGAAGACCCTTTCCCGAGGGTTCTTTTTTTATATACTGCTTTTCAACAAGTTTTGTCTTATGCATCTGAAACATTTCTTTAATGTCGATCCCATAATCACTACAAATTACTGCAATATAAATGGCACTAGCATCAAATGCATCTATTGCCTGTTGTATACTAGCTTGTACGTATTCATAATCTTCCTTGGTACAAACTTTAGGCTTTTTATAGGCTTTAATTATGCTTATAGAGTTTATTGCCTCCGCAAGCTCCTCCAGGACTTTATCTTTTACACTTGATCTATGAAGGTCAGCTGCATCTCCATCTAGCCAATTTGCTGAAAATACTCCTCCTGTGATTTCACTTGAAGCTTCAAAATATAGTCTTGGATTATCTAACTGAGATGTTATCCTTTCAAGCACATCAAAATTTGCCTGTCTCTCCCCCCTTTCTATGGCCGATATCATTTTCCCGGAACAAAACCCCATTGCCCCAACAGCTTCTTGAGTAAAGTTTCGGTTTAGCCTTGCCTCTTTAATTGCCAAACCTAATGTCATTTCAAACCCCTCCCTCGTAGAATTGTTAAATTTTCACTTTGTAACCTGTAGAGTTTAATTACTTTTTATCTACAAGTGAAAAAAATATAAAAAACCATGATGTTTTTTTATTTATATACCCTCTCCCTTCGTTTTCTGAATACCGCAGGACTACCTCAAAGGTTCTGCGGTAATATTTTTTGCTTTTAGAGGTTCTTACAATATTTTGTAGAATTATCACCATAAGGGAGGTGATACTATGCAATATTGCACATTAATTGGCAAAAGAATCCATTGTTCATTTTGGAATATTGATTTATCTATATCAGGCAAGTATAAATTTACCAATAATTGTACTAATCCAAATGAAGCAGAATTTTTATATGGAATTTGCCCAATAATAGAAAATAATAAATTACCTGAGCATAAGAGAAATAGAACATTAGTCCTATATGCATTTTGCAAGAATTATCCATGCAATGAATTAAGTTCATTTAAGCCACTTATAGACATCGCTAAAGATGGCTATTCACAAACTTGATGAATCTTTCTATGTTCAATTTGAAACTCAAAGCAATCAAGCTCATGCATTTGTAATGCAAGTATTTTAGCAATTTCTTCTGCCCTGCTGTAATCTTTCCCTTTAATAAATTTTTCAACATTGTCTGCATTACAGCGAGCAGATGCTATTCTCGCCTCTAATTCATCAATATTGATAATTCTTTCAGATATTAATTCCACTTTGTCCGCCTCCTCTCAAATTGTAGAATCCACCCTGTTTTTATCTACTGGCTAATGGTTTACAGTGTAAGTAATGATTTTTTGCATTAAGCAGATTTGTTGGACATTTCGTCTAAATTGTTGTTAAAAAAAAGAGAGTCTATATCCTTCTTCAACAGTTTTGATACTTCCTTAGCTAAGGTTATTGTTGGATTTCTTAATCCACTTTCTATCTTATAGTAAAAAGATGTTGATATATTTAACTTTTTAGAAATATCGACAACAGTAAACCCGTTTTCAATCCTTGCTTTTTTTAGGCTATCTCTCATGAATATCCCCCTTTCTTGGACGTTTTGTCTAATTTATATTTTTATTATAAAAGACATTTTGTCCAATGTCAATATATATTTCCCCATTTTGTCTAAGTTATTTTTAGTTTGGACAATATGTGTTACTATTACGTCAGGAGGTGCTATTAATGGAATTTGGAGATAAATTAAAACAATTAAGAGACCAATCTAATCTTTCCAGAGAAGATTTAGCAATCGCTTTAAACATAACATATTCAGCTTTATCAAAATATGAAACAAATATGAGATTCCCTGATACAGAAACGTTAAAAAATATATCTAATTATTTTAATGTTTCTATAGATTATCTTTTAGAAAATAAAATTAAATATGCAATAAAAACTATACCTATTCTCGGAAAAATAAGAGCTGGCATTCCTCTACTTGCAACTGAAAACTGGGAAACAGAAGTTGAAGTAGCAGCTGACTTAAATGCTGACTTTGCACTTAGAATAACTGGGGATTCTATGTCTTGGGTAGGAATTCATGATGGAGATTTAGCAATTCTAAGACAAGCAAGCACTGCTTATAATGGGGATATAGTTGCCTGTGGAATTAATGAAGGTGATTGGACTGCAACTCTTAAATTCTTTATTAAAGAAAATGAGACTCCTGTATTAAGAGCTGCTAATCCGAATTATTCAGATATACCTATTAGTTCAAATCATAAAATAATTGGCACCTTAATAAGTATAGAAAAAAATCCGCCTTCAATTAGCGAATATAAAAGGTTTTTAAATGCAAAAGAAATGTCAGATGAAAGCTGGAATGATGTAATAGAAAAGTCTATACAACATGGTTTAGATAGCAATCAAGTAATTCAGCTTATTGAATTATTTTCACATATGGTTAAACAAATTAAATAGTTTGGGGGGATTCAACTGCCATTTATAGCAATACTTGTTTTTATCATTTTAGTTATCGTTCATCCTGAAATTTTAATCTTTTTCCTAATACTAATAGTTTCAGTCATTGTAATAGCTTACCAAATATTAAAAACATCTCCACCCACGACAAAAGCTTCAGATAATAAAATCGATGAAAGTGAAGAATCTGCAGAAACCTATACTGCAGAAGATGTTCTCCATGTAAAAAAGGACACTTTAATTTCATGGAATCAGATTTCTAAAGATATCGGCGGTACAATTCCGGATGATGTTTTCAAATTAATTTGGTTTGCTGATGGTGAATATAAAAATTATGAAAAAGAATACACTGAACAGGTATTCCAAGAAAATGGATTTAAATTCACTTTCTCTTTTAGTTCCTCGTTTAGAGATGAGCCAAGCCTTTTATATAGAAATTTAAGAGTGCAAAAGCCCCAAAATTTAAATTCCATTTTCAGTCCACCATATTGGCCCAGCTATAGGGGGTTAGATGAGAATCAAAGATGGATTTATTTAAATTGGTTAACAAACATTGACAAGCAAGTCGATATCGGATATGTATTCCTTTTTTATTACGGATTAGAAAGGCATTTATTTAATGGTGATTTTGATTCTGCTTATGATACAATAATCAAACTCAGGAAACATCATGACAATAATTCCTTTAGTCATTATTCAAATCTAGCATTAATGCTTTCAGCTATAATTAAAAAGAGACCTGATAAACTAGCTCTATTCCTAAAGAATATAGATATAAACAAGCTATCTAATGAGGCTTCTATATATCTTCTTACAAAATACATATTTAAGCAGAGCTTAACATCAGAAGATTTGATTCTTATTTCGAAATCAGTTGGATTTACCAATCATAGGTATATCAAAGGTGAATACAATCTTTATATTAAAATGTTAGATGCAATATTAATTGAACTTTACAATGAACCATATTTTAATATATCAAAATATAATTTATCCGACTGCCCCGTATCTTCTTACCCTATCGCTGCTAATTTGTCCATACCAAGAGATCAGAATACAGTAACTATACCAGTGCTTAATGAAAATAAGAATTTTATTGAGGAAGTATATGGCCTGCTAAACGGTGCCCATGAATATACAAAAAAATGCTTGAGAGAAGCTCGGAAGAAAAATTCGAAAATAATACAGTGAACAAAATACTCAGGATTAATAAAGCTTAAGTTTGACCTATACAGCTGATTATATTTTTTTTACCCTTTAACGGTAAAATTTATCATTTATGTAATTTGTCGTAATTTATTGTATTGTGTCGAAACGTATTAAATATAAATTTGGAGGCGTATATATGAGTATTCCATTTAGACAAAATTATTTTATGGCATCAATTCCTAATATAACAAGAAATCCTGAACTAAGAGAACCACAAATTGAGTCATACATTGAATTAAAGAAATATTTTGAATCTGACTATTCCAACAGAAATGCTTTAATAATTCTCCCTACTGGAGTTGGTAAAACTGGACTTATGGGAATTGCACCTTATGGCATAGCAAAAAAAAGAGTCTTGATCATTACCCCTGGTACAACTATAAGAAATACTGTACTTGAAAATCTTAATCCAATGAATTATAAAAATTTTTGGTTAAAAAGAAAGGTATTTAATTCACCATCTCAATTACCTAATGTTATTGAGTATGAGGGCTTTGATACTCCTGATGAAGTTCTATATTCTGCCAATATAGTAATTTTAAATGTGCACAAACTCCAATCAAGATTAGAATCTTCACTAACAAGAAGAGTTGAATCAGATTTTTTTGATTTTATTATAATTGATGAAGCACACCATTCTGCTGCTGAAACTTGGGTGGAATGTATAAAATTTTTTAATGATGCAAAAGTGCTAAAAGTTACAGGTACTCCAATAAGAACAGATAATGAACCTATAAACGGTGAATTGGTTTATAAATATCCACTTAGTAGAGCAATGGTAAATAATTACGCTAAAAGTCTTCAAAATATAAAATATATACCTGAAGACTTACGTTTAACAATGGATGATGATGATATAGAGTATAGCATTGATGAAATATATTCTATGAATTTAAAAGATTCTGATTGGGTAACAAAATCTATAGCTTATTCTATTGAGTGTTCAAAAAATGTTGTTAGCTCCAGTATAGAATTATTAAATAAAAAATTACAAAACAGCAAGTTCCCACATAAAATAATAGCAATTGCCTGTAGTATTAAGCACGCAAAACAAATTTCTAAATTATATGAAGATGCAGGCATTAATACTGCTTTAATTTACAGTACATTACCAAAAGAAGAAAAGGATCAAGCCTTTAAAGATATAGAGAATGATAGAGTGCAAGCAGTGATAAACGTTGCAATGCTCGGTGAAGGATACGACCACCCTTATCTTTCGGTAGCAGCAATATTTAGACCTTTTAGGAATGAATTACCTTATGCTCAATTCATTGGAAGAGTGTTGAGGTATATAGAAGGTGGAACTGCAGATGACAATATTGCTCAAATTGTCTCTCATAAAGATCTTGAATTAGATAAACTTTGGGAAAAATACAAAGTTGAAATTCAAGAAAGTGAAATTATCAAAATTCTAAGAAATTATGATGAGATATTGGACAACGATTTTGATACTGATGGCTCAGACAACTCAGGAGATGGCTCATCATCTCCGATTAGATTAGGTGATGCAAAAGAATATGGGAGTTCTTCATATCAAATTGAAAATTACCTTGATACCGAATTAATTCATAAAAGTGAAGAGGAAAGTATAAACGCCAAAGAAAAAATTAAAACTTTATCTGAAACCTTAAATATAACAGAAGAACAAGCTGAATTACTTTACGTTCAATCTCAAAATCAAGATAGTATATTGGGAAGACCTGATTTGTTATATAAAAACAAGAAGAGAAATTTGGATGAAGAGATAAGAGAAGTCATAGTACCAAAACTTATTAAAGAATTTAATATTGATAAGCAAGGTGATGATCTTAAAGATTGCAATTTATTTGAAGGTAAATATTGGTATATACCAAACAAAGTAAAAGAAAATGCCGCTATGCTAGCATTGTACCTTAATACTTATCTTAAAAATAAGATTGGTCGAAGCCGTAAAGATTGGACAGATTCAGATTTCAACAATGCATTTATCGTTCTTCCAGAATTAACGGATTACATTGAAAAAATTATCAATGAATATTATAATTAGATCATATAGTATAAGGGGGATGAAAATGGATAAATTGTTTAACAATATCTATAATCTTACATATAATCATCTTGTCACACCATACAACTTATTAAATAATCTTAAATTAGAAAATTATCATGAAATTAATTTTCGTAAAAATAATTTAGAGATAATAGCTGAAATAAAATGTACAGTTGATAAACAAGAACTAACCTTCGAATATATCTTTGACAACAATAATTTTTTAAAGCAAGTTGCATATTTTTCTGAATCAAATAAGAATATTTTATTTGATAGGGAGGCTGAATTAACCCAAGAAAGGAACAAATTTATTAGAAAGGTTAATGTACAAAAGAAAGTAATATGATATTCTGTATATAAGCCTTTATGAAGATTATCATATATAATTATTATGACTTCTCAAATAACATTGATTGACAACTAAACATAGGTTTGCTATATTGTTATTAGAAACCATGAGGCTCATCGAAGCCCGTATAATTAGAGGTTCATTGAAACCCATATAAGTTAACACTTGTATTGGGTTTTTATTATTTTTTGAACTTCAGGGGGTAAATATGATAGCAGCAATATATTCTAGAAAGTCAGTCTTAACTGAGAAAGGTGAATCTATTGATAATCAAATACAGCTCTGTAAAGAGTATGCAATAAATCATCTAAAGATAAATGAATTTATTATTTATGAAGATGAAGGCTACTCTGGTAAAAACACTTCAAGACCAGAATTTCAACGCATGATGCAGGATTTAAAAAAGAAGAAATTTAATACCTTGATGTGTTATAGATTGGACAGGATCAGCAGAAATGTAGCTGATTTTTCAAATACACTTGAATCTCTTACTAAAAATGATGTAAGTTTTGTTAGCATTAAAGAGCAGTTTGACACCAGTTCTCCAATGGGACGAGCAATGGTATATATAAGCTCAGTATTTGCACAATTAGAACGTGAGACCATAGCGGAGCGTGTTAAAGATAATATGCTTGAACTTTCCAAAACAGGACGATACCTCGGTGGACGTACAATGCTGGGATTTGATATAGAGAGAATAGTAGAAAACGGTAAGCAAGTAAGCTATTTAGTTCATAATGAACCACAGATGGAAATTGTAAAAATAATATACCAAAAATACTTAGAAAAAAGAAGTGTATATCAGGTATTAAATCATTTGACTGAGCAAAATATAGGCTTTCAATATCGTGATTGGTCCATTGATAGAATAAGTAAAATACTTAGATCTCCTTACTATGTAATCACAAACAATAATGTAAAACAATATTTAGAGGCTAATGGTAGTTTAGTCGTTGGAGAAATGAATGGCAATGGAATGCTTATATATAATCAGAAAATAGCTGGAAACAAATCCAGAGACAAAAAAGAATGGATCTACTCCGTTTCAAGGCACAAAGGTGTTATTTCAGCAGAAGATTGGCTTAAAGTTCAAAATATGATGGATAAGCGTTATAGATTTGGCTATTTCAAGGTAACTTCTTATCATTCCTATTTAACAGGCTTAATTAGATGTTCTACATGTGGCAAAACCTTAACAGTTAAGTACGGAGTCCCAATTAAAGGCAGCAATGATCGCTATATGTATTATGGATGTCTTTCCGCCGGCACTGCACGAAGCTGCAAAAACGGCTACATCGGCAAACAACTTTTAGAGGATACAGTTCTAGGGTACCTAAATAAATTAAGCGTAGATGAAGAGTTATTGAAGTCTGAGCTTAAGATAAATGAAGACAAGAATAATGATTCGAAAAAAAATGAAATTAAGAAAGCTAGAAAGCAAATTTCAAAGAACGATACTGAAATACAGACTTTGATAAAACAGATGTCTAATTTTTCATCCGAAGTTTCCGGATATATTTCTGATGAGTTGAATAGATTGAGTTTAGAGAATGCTGAATTAAAAAAACAACTAAGCATGTTAGAGAATAGCCAAGAAGAATTGGATATTAAAGAACTAAATAAAAAAATATCTTACAACAATATTAAAAACTTTAAAAAGTCATGGGAAAATTGTACAACTATAGAAGAACAGAGATTTCTCCTAAGCTCTATAGTCAAAAAAATCACCGTTGATTTAAAACTTAAAGAAGTTCAGATTGAGTTATTAGAATAAAGCCTCTTTGGGCTTTTATTCTTTTTTAACTAAATAGTAACAGTCGCAGTTCCTACACATATCGTAATATTGTGTAAACCTCCTTTGCTATCTTTAAATTTTATTGTACATGCATCCCCAGTAAATCCTCTATTATCAATAAATATTTTACCTCCTTTTATATTTACACTTAAATCACTAAAGTTTTTGGGCAACTTTACACAACTTATAACATTTGTATTTGAACAAAACTGTGCGGTATTTCTGTTTGTAATAAAATATATATAACCACTTACATTATTATCCCTGCAGTACTTCTTAGAATTTACAATAAAATCCACCAGTGTGTTGCCTGATATCTGTACATCAACATCATTTTGAATATTAGAAAAGCTCTTAAAGTTTATCAAGCTATACCCTAAAAACGTGGTTAAAATTGACATTACCACTATTAGCTCAATAAGTGTAAACCCTTTTTTCTTTTTCAT